ATGGCCAAGCGAACTAGCATCACCACCGATCTGCTGCGGTGCAAGGCGCGGTTGTGCACCGTTGTCCCGGAGGCCGTGGCAGTCGACCTCATTGAGAAGCTCGTGGCCAAACTGCAAGCGGAGCAGCAGGCCGAGGTCGACATTGACGCACTCAACCGCACCATGGCTCCTGGGGAGGCGTTCGATGCACTGTTCAACTAAGTCTGCAACCACGTTGGAGCGAGCCTGGACCAACCACCAGGCCGCTCCGGACGCCGACACGCTCAACAACCTCCTCATCCACCTGCGGTCTCCTATACGGGCTGCGGTGGTGAGGACTTTACCCCAGGCTCTCTCAGCATCGGTGGATGATGCAACCCAAGCTGGATTGGTCAAGGCGTGGAGTCACCTTCACAAAATAAAGGGTTCAATCAAATCGTGGGCCTGGGGTATTGGCAGGAATGCTGCTCTCGATCTGATCCGCAAGGACAACCGGCGACCCGTGGATGAGTTCGATCCCGAGCGCGATGCTCCGATCGCCGAAGCGATCAGCAACGAGGAGATGCCATCGAGCCTAACACCTGAGGAACGCGCCTTTGCTTACGAGTGGGTTGAACACGGCTCCGAGCGCGAGGTAAGCGAGGCACTGGGTATGTCTCGTCGTGCAGTCCGCAAGGTGATCGCTGCCATCACAGACAAATATCAGGAGTGCTACGCCGAGCGGTACCAAAACCCTGGTGTTTGAGCGTCATGTCGGTGCAAGGTTTTATTGACCCACCACGCCTGGACGGTGTGCGCCGACCTCGTCATATTTATGCGCTGCAACAGTCCGGCTCCCCGCGCCAATCGTGGGCGGCCTTCCCCGCCGCCCTGGGCGCAACAACATGGAGCCACCATGGCCCTGCAGATCATGCCTCACATACGCGCTCTCAGTTGCGATGAGTGCGGCGAGGTGATTGAGGTTCCACAGCGACTGTGGCGGCTCACTGACGACTTACTGGTCTTTCGCGAGCAAGCGGAAGAGAAACATCAACACCTTCGGATAAAAGGAAAGAAATCACTATGACAAACAAGATTGAAGAGATTGGCGAAGACGTGCTGCACGCCGTGGAGTATCCCTTTGTGCACACCGCGCAGGCGATCGCTGTTCTCTCCTCACTAATTAAGCATAGTTCGCCCGTGAAAGACGCCATCGTTGCGCTTGTCAAGGCTGCCGAGGTCGTGGATGTGGATGCAGTATCTGTCATCGCCGCCAAGGGTATCGACGTGCCCGCCGACATTAAGGCATTCGCTGACGTCGAAGCCTTCTTCATTGCGTTCAAGACACAGTTTTTGCCGGTCATCGAGGCCGCGTATAAAGATTTGGCAGCCGACGTTAAGTAGGTGCCACAACGCCCCCAGAGACCATGCAGGTCCCCAGGATGCCCTGCGTTAGTCCCATGCGGCTACTGCGAGAAGCACACGAAGCACTCCGCAATCAAGCTTTACGACAAGACACGTGGCACGGCGCACCAGCGAGGCTTCGACCGCAAGTGGCAGCGGTTCCGGGTCGCCTACCTGAAGCGCAATCCACTTTGTGTTGACTGCTCGGCCACCGGGATTATCAGGTTGGCCGAACACATCCATCACATAGCCAAGTTACAAGTCCACCGGGACCTCCAATATCTGGAGAGTAATTTGATGGCACTTTGTGCTTCCTGCCATGACCGGAGAACCGCACGCGGGGAGTGATCTATGTCTGCATATGTGTCTATATCTGACCATCAGGTTAAGCGTTGCGTAAGAATCCATTTTTCGCCAGCAACCGCTCAGGTCGAGTACCTCGCGACGCCAGATGATGCTGAGTTGCCGATTGATGGAATTGCCGAGATTGCAATCTGCCCCGACGGCGTGAATCACCTCGTATATAGATGTGAACTGAGCGATGGCAAGAAGGAGTCGGAACGTCAGGTCGCATCAGTTGTGATGCTCCGCACGATGGTCTACAGGCTGCACGCTCCGCCGACCCTCACCGGGATAGATGCACAATATCAGAGACCTTGTGCCATACCCACACCTTCCCAGCATCGGGCAACAGACCGGCGATGAGCGTGCCGATTGCAATCAAGGCGATTGCAGCGCCCTTCACGAGTTGTGGTAAGGATGCTCTCAGCGTGTGGTCCCGCAGGTAGTCGTAGCCATCCGCAGTCACCCCCAGGACGATGTACTCCTTGTGCGGAGACTCCATGCTCGTCACGTCCTCGACATCGATGTAATCGCGATCAGCGCAATAACCAATGGTCACACTCAGCCGCTTATAGTCCCAGCCGGGCACAAGATTTGGGTCCGTCTGCCGACACTCGGACTGCAGCGTCGCTTTGAGTAGTTTGCATATATCTCGGCTGGTCATTGAATCATTCTACCCCGTGGGGTAGGGGGTCGAAATACCTCCGAGGTGATGCCGCCGAAGACCGCAACATGGTTTTCTTTTCATATCCGCAGTTCAATAAATTCGACTTTTTGAGTCCTCATGTGTCCACAGCCCCGTAAGCCGACCTCCCTCCTGCTCTTGAACGGATCTGTGGACCACGACAAGAAGCGCTACGCTAATCGGACACGTGAACCAAAACCTACGGGTGCCCTGGGCTCAGCACCAAAGCATTTTGATGAGCCGCTGAGACAGATTTGGAAGGAGGTGGTCAAGTCTATCCCTCCCGGTGTGCTTACCAACTCCGACCGCATCATCCTGGAGTTGGCCTGCCGCTTAACTTACAAGATGCGAGCTGGCGATCTGACCTCTTCCAACGCCGCGCAGTTGGTTTCCTGCCTTAGCCGCCTGGCGATGACACCCGCTGACAGAAGCCGTGTGAATCTCGCTCCCGACCAAGGGAACAAGCTGGTTCCGGACTCACCCTTCGCGCAATTCGCAGGATAAAGACATGCATGACACACGCCGAGACAGCCACACAGTACGCGATCGACATAACCCTCGGGAAAATACCCGCGTGTAACTGGATCAAGCTTGCCTGTCAGCGTCACCTCGATGATCTGAGCCGCCCGAACTTCCAGTACATCTTCAGCGACGCGAAGGCCAACAGGTTCTGCGATTTTCTGGAGTGCCTCCCCCACACCAAGGGTAAGTGGGCTGCCAAGCGTGAACTGCTGAAGTTGCAACCCTGGCAATCATTTATTGGCGCGTCGCTGTTCGGTTGGGTGGACAAGGACACTGGACTTCGCCGCTTCCGAGAATGTTTTCTGCTCGTACCCAGAAAGAACGGAAAATCTCCAATCGCAGCCGGAACCGGCGTGTACATGACCTCAGCGGACAATGAGGCTGGGGCCGAGGTCGTATGTGGCGCAACAACTGAACGCCAAGCTTGGGAAGTTTTTCGCCCGGCAAAAATCATGGTGGAGAAGACCCCTGACCTACGCAAGATCATGGGCTTCAAGGTCAACGCCAAGTCGCTAGTGGTTGAAGCCACAGGTTCGCGGTTCGAGCCTGTTATCGGCAAGCCAGGCGACGGCCAGTCAATCTCCTGTGGTATTGCAGATGAATTTCACGAGGCTGACACCGCAGATTTGTACGACTGCTTCAAGACCGGCATGGTTGGCCGTGAGCAGCCCCTGTTGATGGTGATAACCACTGCGGGCTGGAACATCGCTGGGCCTTGTCATGACTTGCAGATCACCGCGCAGAGAGTGCTTGAGCGGTCCATCATCGATGAGCGGCTCTTCGCTCTCATATATACGATTGACGATGGTGTTGATTGGACCTCTGAGTTGGCACTGAGAATGGCCAACCCGAACTTTGGAGTGTCAGTTACCGCTGAGACGCTGCTGCATGACCAGGCACAAGCAGTCCAGAACGCTTCAAAGGCAAACGTTTTTAAAACAAAGCACCTCAATATATGGTGCTCCGCCAACTCATCCTTCTTCAATATGACGGCCTGGAACAAAGCAGCCGACCTCAAGCTGAACGAAGCAGGCTTCAAGGACGACCCACTCTACATCGGCGTCGATCTTGCATCGCAGATCGATTTGAGCGCGGTCATCAAGGTATACGTCCGCCGAATCGATGCAAAGCTCCACTATTACATTTTCGTCCGGCACTACCTTCCCGAAGATCGCATCTCCCTCCCGGAAAACCAGCACTATCAAAAGTGGGACGCTGGGCATCACCTTATCGCCACTGATGGGGCCGCACTTGATTACTCATTGGTGCGCGGTGATCTGGTGGCCGACATCACCGGCCACAACTGCATTGCGGTTTGCTACGACCAGGCCTATGCCTCGCAAATTATGCAGGAGCTAAACACCCTCACCCAGGTAACCCTGTGCGAGGTTCCGCAGCGAGTAACACACCTGTCGCTTCCGATGAAGGCGCTGGATGCAGCGATCCTGGATGGTCGCATTCACCACACCGGCGACCCTGTTTTGACTTGGTGCATGAGTAACGTCGTTGCGCACCCGGACAAAAACGACAATGTTTTCCCGAATAAACAGAAGCCCGAATACAAAATCGATGGCGCTGTCGCCCTGATCACGGCGATGAACCGTGCCATCACCTGCGATGCGATCCAACCCAGGAGCAAGTTCGCGGCATTCACTCCTTTCAACCTTTAGACACGAGACCATATGGCTCTATTCGATATATTTCGCCGCTCCGAGAAGCGCTCTGGGCCCATGGAGTCGCCCGCCATGTCCCTCTCGTCGGCGTTCAACTGGCTCATGAGCGGTTCCAACACAACCGCCGCCGGTGAGGTGATCAACGAGCAGATCGCGATGCAGCACATCACCGTTTATACGTGCGTGCGCATCCTGGCCGAGGCGGTAGGCAGCCTTCCCCTCCTCCTGTACAAGCGCGAAGCAAAGGGCCGCAGCGAAGCGCTCGACAATCCATTGCACCGTATGTTTTCGGTTACTCCAAACGATGAGATGACCGCCTCAACGTTTTGGCAGACAATCGTTGGTTCCATGGCAGCCGCTGGCAATGGGTATTGTGAGATTGAGCGTAATCAGGCGCATCAGCCCGTGGGCCTGTACCCACTAAACGCTCTCAGCACCAAACCCAAACGGGTCAAGCAGACCGGCAAGATAGTGTATGAGGCGCGCTCAGGGTCTGCTGACGGCGCAACGCGCTATCTCGACGCCGCCGACGTGCTGCACTTCCCCCTGTTTTCCTGGGACGGCCTGCAAGGCATGTCCCCGATCGCCCAGGCGAAGAACGCTATCGGGCTTGCAGTAGCAGTTGAGAAATTCGGCTCCAAGTTTTTCGCTAACGGAAGTCGGCCCGGTGGAGTGCTCACCCCCATAGGTGATATCGACGAGGCGACCCTCAATAACTTCCGCGCCCACTGGGAGAAATCTCAGTCAGGCGATAATCAAGGCCGCGTAGCGGTACTGCCGGGCGATTGGAAGTACCAAGAGACTGGCATCAGCCCCGAGGACAGCCAGTTTTTGCAAACAAGGCAGATGAGCCGTGCAGACATTGCCGCTCTCTTCCGGCTGGCCCCCCATCAGGTTGGTGATACGAGTCGCCTATCGAACAACAATGCCGAGCAGGCTAGCCTGCAGTTTGTGGTAGACTCGCTGCGCCCATACGCGGTAGCGATTGAACAAGAGATTGCACGCAAGTTACTCCCTGTAGACGGCTCTCTGCACTGCGAGTTTGATATGTCGGCACGGCTCCGTGGCGATCTTAAATCAATGATGGAATCTTTCGCGGTTGGAAAGCAGTGGGGCATCTACTCGACCAACACGATTCTCAACAAGCTCGGCGAGAACCCAATCGGACCTGAGGGCGACATAACCTGGGCCCCGGTGAATATGCAGGACAGCAAGCGCCTGTTGGACACGGAGCCTATACAGGATCAGCCCATTGGTGGGCTCAAACCCCTGCCACCTGAACCCGGTGGCACACCAATGACACCACGGTCCTTCGCTCCGTTGTTTGAGGACGCTGTAGGACGTGCAACCACACGCTCCAAGCGGGATCTTGACGCCTTGACTACGGTTTTCACCCCGGTTTTAAGCACGATTACTGCCCAGATCGAGGTCGAAGCACGGTCGAAGTTATCCCTGCCTGCTGAGTGGCACGCGTCAGACAAAGTCTCCCGTGAGCACCTGAAAGCCATGGTCTCGCGCTCCAGCGATTGGAACCCTGAAAACAGGGCGAAAACCACCGATTGTGAGCTAAAAAGGGCATTCAAAGCCCTCTACCTGGGCATTTACCGCGAGGCCGGTGCCACTTTGGCCGAGTCGCAGATCACCGAGGACACCAATGAATAGGCGCGAAATCAGATCGTCCCTTCACGAGTTGCGAATGAAGGGCGGCGGTGGCAACACACTGACCGGTTCCATTGCAGTTTTCAACTCGCTTTCGGAAGACCTCGGCGGTTTTCGCGAGCTACTTGCTCCTGGATGCTTCACGTCATCGTTAAAGGGGGACATTAGGGCCCTGGTGAACCACAGCACCTCCGCCTGCGTCGGCAGAACGACCGCAGGCACACTGCGCCTAACTCAGGATGAGCATGGACTCCAGTTTGAGTGCGACCTCCCTGATACTACGGCGGCTCGCGACCTCAAGGTTAGTTGCGAACGCGGAGATGTAACCGGATGCTCGTTTGGGTTCATCTGCAAAGACGATGACTGGGCGGTAACCGACCAAGAGACAATTCGCACTGTGAAGGACGCCGAGTTGTTTGAGGTAAGCGTCGGTGTGACATTCCCCGCGTACGAGGATTCTCATGCGCAGTTGCGCTCCATGTTTCCTGATGGAGCAGTGGCGATCCCTAAACACGAGAAACGCTCCAACGCTAACGACTGCGCATGTGATTGCCCGGAATGCCAGGGCGATGACTGCGCCGATTGCAGCGATACCGATTGCGACGACCCCAACTGTCTCGCCAACCAACGCTCCAAGGCGTTCAGCGCTGAGCGCTGCCGCATGGAGATGCAACTCGCGCTGCTCAAGTGAGGATGAAAATGTCCATCGAAGACGGAATCATTCCGAAGTTATACGTCGCACTCGACCGCATCGCCACTGGCATTGAGCATAGCAATGACCTGCTCACCCAGTTGGTCAGCGTCAAGCCCACACCGACCCGCAAGCGCGTGACTGAGACCGCAACAATCAACAAGGAGCAGCAATGACCTACCAGGATGTAGTTGACCAGGTTGTTGCAGCCACACTGACCGCAATCGCGGATGGCACCCTCTCGACCTACACCCCGGTGGAGAGTGTTGCAGCGATCCTCGGACTCGACGCCTTTGAGTCCGTTGTCCCCGCCGAATAAGTAGTACCCCCAAGCTTAGTTACACGCAGGGCGGACGCGAGGATCATCCTCCGCGCTCAACCGCATTCGCCCGCCCTGCTGCAAGAGAACGATCACTGGCGTGATGGCTGCTCTGCACCAAACCCCGCAAATGGAGAAACACAATGTCCCTCGCTACCTTGATTGAGAAGCGCACCAAGCTGATGGCCGATGCACAGGCATCCATCGCTGGTGACATCACGCCGGAAACTCGCAGCAAGTTTGACGCTATGCTCGCGGACGTGGCCGTACTCGATGGCGATATCACTCGCCACGAAGCAGTCGAGAAGTACAACTCGGAGCAGCGCAGCGCCGTCTCGCAGAATCGTCCCAACCCCGGCGAGTCTGCTGACGCCGCAGAGCGTGTTGAAGTGCGCGATGCCAGGCAGAAGGCCGCTCTCCGCACCTACCTGCAGACTGGCGTGGTTGAGTCTCGCGACTTGACGACCGCTGCTCTCGGTGGCGTGATCGTCCCGGTGGGCTTTACGCCTCAGGTGATCGAGGCCAAGAAGTCTTATGGCCAGATCCTTGAAGTGGTAAACACGATCACGACGGATCACGGTAACCCCATCAAGTTGGTGCAGGACGACGACACCGCCAACTCTCTGGCGGCTGTAACCGTTGGTACCGACGCGGTGGAGACCGATCCGGCGCTTACCGGCCTGACTTTGCAGGTGGACAACCTGACGACCGGCGTGGTTAAGATTGATCGCGGCCTGTTGTCTGACAGCGGCTTCGACGTGGACTCGTTCATCAAGGACAAGTTCATGCGGCGCTATTTCAGGGGAACTTCGAACCTGATCATCGCGGGGAACGCCGGGAACATCGCCTCGCTGGCCACGGCCTATGCGGCAGGCTTCACTGGCGCGGCATCGCTCAAGGTTTCCTATCCGGACTTTGCAACGGCGCTGGCCACGCTGGACCCGGCTTACCAGGGTGACGCGGTGTGGGCAATGAACAACGCTACGTTGGGTTCGGTCGCGGGCTTGGTTGACAACAACCTCCGCCCACTGTTTGTCCCCTACAACGACGGGACGATGACTGGATTCGTCGGATCGATCCTTGGCCGCCCCGTCAAACTTGTAACCCAGCTTCCCAACCAGGCGGCGGGTAGCAAGTCGATCTTGTTCGGCGATTTCAAGTCTGCGTATACCTTCCGCACGCAGGCTCCTGGGATCTCCATCTTCCGGATGGATGAGCGCTACCTCCCAAGCTTCGAGGTCGGCTTCGTCGGCTTCGTGCGTGCCGGTGGAATCGCCACTCCGGCGGGACAAGCGCCCGTGATCTCGATCATCACCCACGCTTAATCAACCCGGTGAGGGCAGGCCAACCAGCCTGCCCTCCCTCAACCCCACCTGATAGGCACTCATGTCCTTACTCTCTATAAATCTCGTGACGCCGCCAGTGGTGGAGCCGGTAACAGTGACCCAACTCAAACAGAGCCTACGCATCGATGCGGGGTACACCGATGAGGATGATCTTCTCAGCGGATATATCTCAGGCGCTCGCGAGTGGTGCGAGTCGTACATGCGCCGCGCCATCTACAACCAGACCTGGCAGTTGACGCTGGACCACTTTCCTTATTGGACCGAAGGGACCACTCTACGCCCCTCCAACCGCCTGGACTACATGTACGGCGCTTATATGGATGATTTGTGTATTGAGTTGCCCAAGCCCAAGCTTGTCTCGGTCACGTCGATCACCTATATAGATGCCACTGGCACCCCGCAGACATTGGCCAGCAGCAATTACAACGTTGACGTTACCAGTGAGCCAGCGCGGATCACTCCAGCGCAGGGCACCTTCTGGCCGACCAGCCAGCAGTACATTCCTGGGAGCGTCAAGATCACATATGTGGCGGGCACCTATGGCGACGGCGTGACCATCAACACTTGCCCCTCGTCCATCGCAATCGCAATCTCCTTGATGGCCGGGCACCTTAACGAGCATCGTGAATCCACCTCCGTCAGCACCCTCTCCGAGGTACCGTTTGGCGTCAAGGCGTTCTTGAACATGTACCGGCACCAGTGTGTCGGCTACTCCCAGAGCTACTGATTATGGCCTACGATCCTCTTATCCTCGCCGCCGGTGACCTCCGGCACAGTGTCTCGATTCAGGCGTCATCCACGTCTCGCGATGCGTCCGGTCAACTCTTGCAAACATGGGACACGATCTTGACCACTCACGCATCTATTCGCAGTCTCACCACTCGTGAGACGGTGCAGGACAGCCAGCTTGTGTCGCAGTCCACGCACATGATCACGATTCGCTACCCTGGCAAAAGCATCCGTCTGGTCACTGGCAACAAACTCGTCCACGGCAACAATGTGTACACGATCCAAGAGGTCGACAACGTCCTCAGCCGCAACAAAGTTATTCAACTTCGGGCCCTAGTAATTGACTCGGACAGTGTGTAGCCATGGATGAATTCAGCGTACAAATCGACACCAAAGACCTTGAGGAGAAGCTCAAGGCGCTGCCAGAGGCTATCGCGAAGCGATACATGAAGACCGCTCTGGAGGCTGCTGGAGAGGTCATCCTTGCGCCGATGGTCGCTCTGGCACCGGAGCGTACAGACGAGCCTACGCCTGAAGGGACAGGCTTGCCGCCTGGCATCTTGAAATACGACTTGCATACTCAGGTGATCTTGAATGACTCCGGTGGCAAGGTTCGCGTTGGTCCATCTGATGTAGCAGGGCACGTTGCAAGCTGGCAGAACAACGGTTGGATGCTGACCAAAGGCGGGTACCGGCAATCCAACTCCCACAAGAACGGCACAGGTAAAGCACTCCATGAGGTACCGGGGAAGCACTTCATGGAGGGCGCCTATGACGAGGCGGCTGAAGCTGCCTTGGACACGTTTATCGCAACACTGGCCGAAGAGTTGAGCGGAGACCAGGAATGATCGAGACAGCTATGGTTCCTCTCATCCTGGCCCAGGCTCCAGTGACAGACATCATCGGTGATGCACTCCAACCGATCCCTGCGCCTGAAGACTTGGCTGGGTACCCTTGCATCACCTACCAGACCGCATCATATAAAGCCGACTATCACGCAACAGGCAACTCTGGGTGGGCTCAAAAGCGAATCGTCTACAACTGCTGGGCGAGTTCATATTTACAAGCCATCACCCTGCAGGAAGCGTTACGCAGTGCGCTGACTGGGTATAGCGGGACGCTCAGCGATGGCACGCAGGTCTACTTTATCGAGATTGTGAACGGCGAAAACTATTTCGAGTCCGACTCTCGTCTCTACCGGGCAACACTCCACGCACTCATACAGTACGCTGAGTAACTCGGGCCCCATCTCACCCCGCACAGTCCACCTCAGGGACTCGCGCAACCGCGCTTAAAAGAGGCAAGCACTATGGCAAGTAAAGCAGGTACCGGAGCCGGAGCAGTATTGCAAATCAATACTACTGGGTCCACCTACGTGGCAATCGCGCAACTCAAGACATTCCAGTTTTCCGGCCAAAAATGGGCGCTGGATGACATCACCAATGCCGGTTCACCCGCTGTCGGCGGTGGCGTGCTGAAGGAGGTAACCCCTTCGATCCTGGACTACGGAGAAATGAACATCAGCGGAGTCTGGCTGTACTCGGATACGGCCCAGCAGAAGCTGATGACCAACTTTCAGTCCGGGACCTTGACGGCATTCAAGATGATTCTTGCGTTGGTCGAAGGCGAAACCACGACCGCCACTGAGTACGACTTTTCCGCGTACATCACAGATATGCCGGTGCCCGACGTCCAGTTCGACAAGGCTCTGACGTTCAAGGCCAATCTGAAACTAAATACGATACCGACCATCACTGTGGGCGCGTAACCCAACCAGTCGACACCAACCAATAACCACATCACGAGGTAGACAACATGGCAACTAAATCAATGACTGGCGCGGGTGTTACCGCAACATGTGCTGGCTCCGCAATCGGCCAGATCAAGTCCGTTCAGTTTTCCGGCCAAAAATGGGCGCTGGATGACATCACTAACGCTGCTTCACCCGCTGCGGGCTCCGGTGTGATCAAAGAGGTGCAGCCTACCATCTGCGATATCGGTGAAGTCACCATTGAGGGAGTCTGGCTGTACAACGATGCTGGCCAACAGGCCCTTCAGACTGCCTTTACCAGCGGTGCTCTCTCTGCATTCACGGTAACGCTGCCCAAAGGCGAAGGCCAGGCAACCACCGGCACCTCGTTCACGTTTAGCGGTTTCGTTACAGACCCGTCGTTTCCCGACAACATCGATGTCACAAAGGGCCTCCTGTTCAAGTCCACCATCAAGGTGAACACGCTAATCACGGTTGCCTACGGAGCATAACCCATACAGGCCGGGATGGAGCCTGAGTGCCTACCGACTCGAATCCATCCGTCATTCCCATAGGGGTACACCAATATGTCTAATCCGACCGCACCATATACAAAGATCACTCTCAAGGGAACCGAGTACCATCTCTTGTTCGACTTTCAAGCCGTTGCTGACGCCGAGGAACTCACAGGACGCTCCCTTATCACCGGCCTTCACTTGAAGGATTTTGAGTCGCCGTCCATCAAGCTTGTTCAGGCCATGCTCTACGCCTGCATGAAGCACAATCACCCGACTATCTCCTTTGAGTTGGCCAAGACCTTCGTGACCATGAAAACCATCGGGAAGATCTGGGGCGCAGTCACTGACGCCTGGGCGATGGCGATGAATGAGCCTGACGAGGACACGGCCTCGGGGGAAGATGCGGGTCAGAGCTAACACCTCAGCAGCAGTGGCTACACCTATGGAGCCACTCGCGCTTTGACCTACTTGTGTCTGAGGTAGATTTCTGGTCTTCAACACCCAGGCAGATGCAATATCTCGATAAGAAATACCAGAAGCGTATTGAGCGTGAAGAGTTTTACGCGGCGATGGTCTCGGCCACCACGGCGAACTACTCGATGTGCCATCCCAAAGATCCCCTCAAACCCCTGGACTTCATGCCGTCGCATCGCGATAAGCGGCCTGAAGAGCATCAGGAAGCTGACGACGACCTGCTGGCACAAAAGATACACAGCATGTTGGCTCCTCGCTCCGTACCCACAAAAAAGGAATAAACCATGGCGGCAAACGCAAAAGTCGCGTCGATCTATGTGCAGTTGCAGGCTCAGACCGCCGAGTTCAAGAAGGCTCTGCAGGACGCCAATGTAGAGACTCGCAAATGGTCTGCCACCATGCGCGAGGAATCTCAGAAGTCTCGTGAGGCCGTCCGGCTCTTGAACGAAGACCTCGGCGTTCACTTGCCCCGTGGTCTCCAGAACATCATCTCCAAGATGCCAGCGGTCTCCACCGCTATGAATCTGGCATTTAATGCGGTGGTGGTTTTGACCTTGATTCGCTCAGTGGTCGAGGTCACGGAGAAGGTCTCTGAGTTCATAAAGAAGAACGAGGAAGCTGCAAAGAAGAACACTGAGGCATGGCGTGCGCTTAGTGAGCCCATCGATTCCACCAACGACAAGATGCGCGTGACCAACGACAAGTTGGAAGAGCAGATTGCGAAGCTGGAGCACAAGCCCGTCAATGAACTCAAGACGGCGCTGGACGAGTCCACTGAGCACGCCAATCATTTGTATGACGCGCTCGTGAAGGCAAATCGACAATCAACTGAATTGCTTGAGAAGAACCAAACACCGTGGTATGGAGCCTTCTTCGGTCAGGAGCAGACCAAGGACATCACCAATCAGGTTACCGACCAGGATACGAAGGTTGACAGCGCAATGTCGGCCCGGTCGGGGCACCAACAGTATTACCAGGAAAAGATGGATGCTGCTGGTCCGGCATCGGCGGCCAATAAGGCAGCGAGAGATGCCATCGCGACTCAGGCGGCTGAGCAGTACAAAAAAGACACTGCTGCCGTTATCGCCGCTTTGTCTACTGCCGCCAAGTTGATGACGGAAACATATGGCACCACGAAGAAGTGGCAGGATGACCCATCAGGACGGCACGGAGCAGACTGGACGAACATTCTCAGCATCTCCGGTGGTGAGGCGCACAAGTATCAGTCGATGCTGATTGGTGAGCGGCTTGACCAGCAAAACCTGAGTGACACTTCCACTCTCGGCAAGGACAAGATCGGCAAGACCAATAACGATGCGGCGAAGAAAGCCTTCGGTATCCAAGTTGATGAGCTGATCAAAGGGAACGAAGACGTTGCCAAGGAGCAGAAGCGGATCACCACCGAAGTAAACGAGTATGGTGAGCGTCTCGTCCGCGAATACCTTGACGACAAGGTGAGAGCCAATAAGGAAGAGGAAGCGTCCGACCGTCAGAAGGCCGAGGCATTCAAGCAAAACGTACAGGCTCAGATACAAGCCCAGCGCGACCTTATTGAGGCAGCCAGTGAGAAATATAAGCACGTCGATAAGGATTCCACCGAGCGTGTTCGCTGGGGGCAAGAGACCGAAGGTGGCCGCGCTCAGGAGATGTCCACTGCAGCTCAGGACGAGTCCAACGCCAAGGCGGCTGCGTATCACGCCATCACTGAGTTGCTGTTCAGCGTTGGAAAAGGCACGGGCTCGGAGGCTGTCAAGGCCGGTGACGACGGTATTAAGGCTGAGCAGGAAGGCCAGCAAAAGATTTATGACGTGCACGCTCAGTATGCAGAAGAGATTCGCCAGAAGTGGTTGAACGCCCTGAGCGGCGTCAATCAGGAATTGGCCAATATGATGACTGGCCAGAAAACAAACTGGTCGGGCATGTTCCGTGGCGAGGCAAACCGGTTGGCGCAATCCGGGCTTCGCAAGGCCGAGAATGCTGGCCTCAATGCCCTGGGCATTGGTGGCAAGGCCGACGGCAGCAAAGCCAACCCGTGGTACGTAAAGAGTGCCGACTCACAGGCGGGAGGATTATCCGGTCAAGCTGGCGGCGGCTTGCTCGGAATGCTTAACGATTCCGATTGGGCCTCCTCGCTGTTCGGCGGCAAGCTGTTCGGCTCTGGTAGCTTCTTCGGCGGCCATGCTCTGGGCGGGCCCGCTCTTGGTGGCGTCCCAATTCCCGTAGGCGAACTTGGACCGGAGACATTCGTTCCATCTACCCCTGGCACCATCATCCCCCACAACGCCGGTGGATCGTCCGCACCAAGCATCGGCTATATCGATGCACGCGGCACCGACCCCGCTTTGACTCGTGAGAATGTGGCTCGCGCAATAGCCATGAGTCACGCTCAGGCGGCACACTCCGCGCAATCGCAATTGGCCGACAGGCAGCGGCGAACCGCCCACTAAGGACTAGATATGTCAATCGTAGGCACGTTTAATAGCACCAACATTATTGGTCTGCCGTGCGACACCATCGCAGGGGTGTTGCATCCGTCGTCGATCGAATGGAACGCGCAAGAGGTTGTATCTGCAAATGCCTCGTCATTCACCGGACAGGTGCAGACATATGACTTCATGGCCTCGTGGTGGGAGGCTACCGTCACACTCCCTCCGCTACAGAGAGCCAGTGCTGACGCTTGGCAATCATTCCTCATGGAGTGCCGTGGTCAAAGCAACTTTTTTCAGCTTGGCGATCCCAAGCGGACGACCCCAAAGGGAGCCGCCACTGGAACCCCGAAGGTGAATGGGGCTAGCCAGACCGGCTACAACCTTCTGACAAAGGGTTGGACGGCAAGCGTCTCCAACATCCTGCTTCAAGGCGACTTCATTCAGATTGGGTATCGACTGTACTCGATCATGGACGCGGTGAACTCTGACGCCACCGGGCTTGCAACCCTGCACATCTGGCCTAACCTTCGGGACCTTCCGGCTGACGGAACCACCATCACCACCACCAACTGCAAAGGCCTCTTCCGCCTCGCAAGCAATACAAACAAGTGGAGCACGAACGCCGGAAATTATGGCGTCACCGCATTCCAGATTCGCGAGGCGATCTAATGCCGAGAACCATGACAGCCGCCATGATCACCGCACTGTGTGCGCCGAGTGTGCGCATGGCAATCCTCTGCTCACTTACGTTCGGCGATCAAACCGTCTACGTATGGTCCGGTCTCGGCCCCATGACTTGGAACAGCTTGACGTTTCAAGGTGTCGGTTCACTCGGAGAGATCTCTACGATCAGCGAGGACTCCAATGTGGAGGCCAAGAACGTTACCGTCTCGTTGTCTGGCATTCCGTCGTCGATGATGACGGAGGTGCTGACCGAGGTGCGCCTGCTAGGCACATGCAACATTTGGCTCGCTCTCTACGACGGGACTGGCACGCTCATCTCCACTCCGATCCTGAGTTACCAAGGCAAGATGGACGCCCCCAACATCAAGGACGACGGCAAGACATGTAAATGCACCATCTCGCTGGAGAACGTGCTGGTCGACTTGAACCGCGAGGTATGGCGTCGTTACACCGATGAAGACCAACAGATGGACTTGGCTGCAACACTGACCCGGCTCTCACTGCCCGCCAACACCATAGACACCGGCTTCACCCACGTGGCTGGACTCCAAGAACAGATCACGTTCTGGGGTCGAGTGCCCTCCTCGGTGAACAACGTATGACGAGACTTGGCGATTGGCAAGCACGGCTCAGCGATTACATCGTGTCGAACGCCACTACGAAATTCAAGTATGGCGTGTTGGATTGCGGTCTATTTGTAGCCGGTGCGATAGAAGCAATGACCGGCATCGACCCCGCTGAGGGGCTCCGTGGTAAATACAAAAACCGTAAGGAAGCGTTCGATGCCATCGAGAGCATGTGTGGTACCCCCACGACTGAGGCGATCGCAGAGCATCTGGCCGGACAGTACAACGTGCAGGAAGTTTCCGTCCTGTTCGCTCAGGCGGGTGACGCTGTAGTGCTCCGGCGTGGGCGACGTTCCTCATTGGGAATCGTAGCGATGCACGGCACTGAGATTCTCACACCGTTCAAAGACGGAATCCTCAGACTTCCACTGGAACTGGCAACCAAGGCATATCACATAGGTTAAGAGATGGCTAAAGCAGTAACAGAGATCGCAATCGGCGCAGCGGCTATAGGGGCCGCATTCTTGATTCCCGGCGGCGGTATCGCCATTGGCAGCATGGTCATGTCCCACGCCGCAGCAGTGGGTGCTCTCGCCTCTATCGCCGGGAGCGAGGTCATGGCGGGTGTTGCAGACGCGCTGAAGGGCAACCAAGGCGGCTTGGCCGTTGGCGTCTCGACGCCGATCGGGCCGTGGGGTTACATTTACGGCACACAAAAGGTCGGCGGCGTTGAAATCTTCCGGGAGAGCAACAACAACACGGGATCAAGTTCAACTTCCAGCGACAAGCAGTTGCATCGCGTCTATTGCCTTGCTGCGCACCCCTGCGCTCTTGGCTCATGGCAACTCCGCATCGACGGCAAGCAGGTGCTTCTCACGCCTTCCGGCTCGGGATGGCAGAGCTACTCACCCACACAGACGACACTCAATATCTCGTCGATCAGCCGCACGAACGGCGTAGTGACCATGGTCTTGTCCGGCTCCATGCCTGCGGGTACTGATGGCAGCACGCTGCAAATACGCAGTGTCGCTGACAACACCTTCAACGGCACATGGACAGTCACCCAACCGAACCCCAGCGATTTTAAGACGTGGACCTACGTTTGCGGGGGCAGCAACACCGTCTCAAGCGGGGGCAATGCTCGCACGACATACAGCGATTACAAGGGCAAAATCCACGTTGAGATATTGAATGGTAACCACACGAGTTCATTCCCGACCTTGCTCACATCGGGAACAAGCTGGAAGTCCAGCGACCTGTGCCTCGGTCGCACATTGGTTTATGTGCAGATGGGATATGACGAGACCGTGTTCCCGTCGTCCATTCCCAACGTCAGTTTTGTGATTGACGGCAAGAACGACATCTACGACCCGCGTACCGGTCTGAAAGGGTTCTCGAAGAACCCCGCTCTGTGCATCGCTGATTTTCTGTCCATGCCCGTCACCAAGGGCGGCTTCGGTCTTTCCATCGGCACCGACATCCCAACCGCTGCTCTCATCGCTGCGGCAAATACCTGTGATGTCACGATGGCACTCAACACAGGTGGCACGACTCCGCAATACACCTGCAGCACGTTCTTCCAACTCAACACCGCACGCGGAACGATTCTCAAGAACCTACTGTCATCGTGCGCTGGTCGTATCAGCTATCAGGGCGGCCAGTTCTATATTCAGCCGGGCCAATGGGTTGCCCCCACACTCTCGCTCACAGACTCTGACCTTATCGGAGCCATTGACTGGAACCCCCGTTTCTCCATCCGTGACACCTGCAACGGTGTTAAGGGCACATATATCAGCCCGGAGAACGCATACCAGCAAGCGGACGTCCCAGCGTTCATGTGCGACGTCGCGCACGGCTACGTCAGCGACGCTTACCTTACTGAAGACGGCGGGGAGCGCATCTTCAGGGAAGCGAACTTTCCCTGCACGGACTCCTCGGCCATCGCTCAGCGTCTCGCGAAGATCGCGTTGATGCGGACTCGCTTCCAGGGTCGTGGAACTATTCGCTGCACTCTCAAGGCATACCAAGCTGTTGCGCTGGACACCATTCAGATCACTCACCCTCATTACGGGTGGGCCAACAAAGTGTTTGAGGCGACGTCCTCAAAGTTCGGCTTCGACAAAAGTGGCGATACCCCTCGTCCGTATGTTGAACTTGACATCGCAGAGACCGACCCGAGCATCTTCAACTGGACGCCAACAGAACAGTTGACTCCGCAGGGGTATCAGCAGCCGAACAACGTCGGAGCACGCGTCTGTGCGCCCCCAGAGCAGGTCATTGCCTATTCCGGCACCGGCGGGCTGGTGAACGGTGTGACGTGCCCATCCACCATCACCACTCGTACTGATGGCACGGTGACGAACTCCATCTATGTTGAATGGGCAACGCCGAACGACGCCAACGTCGTTCATGGTGGACATATCGAGATCCAATGGCAAGCTGTCGGTGCATCCACATGGACTTCGGCTGGCAAGGTTGACCCGAGCATCAACTATGTATCGATCACGGGTGTGTCCGATAGTACGAGCTACAACGTGCAAGTCAGAGCCGTCAACGCCGCTGCTGTTCCTTCAGATTGGGTGCAGGCATCACCGTACCCTGTCGCTGTGGGTGTGTCTCAGACGACCATCTCTCCGATAAAGATCATCTTTCCTCGTCCCATCGGCAATCCTCCCGTCCGCGTTTTGCCGATCGGTTCCTACGGCGTCACCCTAGACGACATTATGCCTTTGGAGCAGGGGGCTGAGCAGACCACCGGCAAGGCGATCGACGTGTTGGTGGACGGAACCACCTATGGCCGCACCTTGCTGTCCGGACTGACCAGCGGCGGCGTGAACTTTGCTGCGCCCGCTCATACCGGACTGCTTCCTGTTGGGAACCACGCTCTATCCATCCAGCCGATCGCAGGTCTCATGCCAGCGGAGGCAGGAGCTAATGTCACTGCGAACCATACAGCGGCAGACACAAGTAAAGTGAACGGAGTTGCGGCTAGCAGTATCTCTCCCATCGCAACTCTGATGCCCGCCCAAGCCGGAGCAGATAAAACCAGTAGCAATCTCGCAGCAGGAAGCTCCGTTTTAGACACTCGCTCAATCAACTCCATGCCGTCCTATTATCGCTCGTTGGGCTCTGGTGTGCGTCATGAGTTTAAGACCTCAAGCGTAATTGGCTCGCCATCTACCTCAACCCTTGTCTCACTCGAAACCAGGGTGCCGTGGTATGACACTACAGGCGGGGTAATCGTACAGGAGGTGAATGCGACTGACGGCGTATTTGTGCGCAAGGGTTCCTCCGACGATACAGGCTGGGGTGCGTGGTACAAATCATACGACAACCAGAACAAGCCGGGACTTGACAATGATGTCTTAGACGGCACGACCTACGCTCGCATCAAGTCGGCAGGTCTTATCGCTGGTGGCGTGAACTATGCAGCGAGTACCCACACCGGATTGCTGCCGTATACCAATCATGCGTCAGTCATCACGGGAGCCATCAACGCCAGCGGTGCTGTCCAGAACCTCGGGGGCACCGCCGCTGCGAGCATCACACCGATCGCATCCCTGATGCCTGCACAAGCTGGTGCGGATGTGACTGGCAGCCACACGTCCGCCAACACATCAGCGGTTGGCACCAACTCTGCCTCGGATGTGAACAACACGGTTCTCTCGGGCGGCGGGATTAACTTCGCGTCGGCACTCCACACCAACAAGAGCCTCGACAACATCGGCGACGGCACAACTTACCTGCGTATGCCGAGTGCGAACATGGACAGCAACCGGCGCGGCCTTGTCGACTTCGGCCAAGCTCACCTCAACAAGACGATGGATAACGTGCCGGATGGAGCTACCCGCTTCGGGGCGGCTGAAGCGAGCGCAGATAAAACTGCCAATCACGTGTACTACTTGGTTCAGAACGTAAACGGGGGAGCTGCCCTCACTGCGACGCCGAAATCTGTGAGTGGCTTTGGCCAGACGTTTGTGGTCGCATCCCCCAACGATAAGTTTCTAATCTCTGGATCAGTGCAATTCCAATCGGCAGCCTACACTGGCCTGGCCCAAATCCAGGTGCAAATGTACATTGATGGCGTTACAACTAACCAGAGTCCGATATTTATCAACTCCGGTGCGTACTTCGACATACCGAATAGCGGCAATTATTACACGGTACCCTACTATGCCTACCTGTATGGCATGTCCGCCCCCACGACCCACAGCCTGACGATGTATGTCTCGTTCAACGGCACACTCATGCCAGCGACGACCATAATCGGGGGACAAATCTTCGTGCAGCATATCACCTAAAAGGAGTAACCATGTCATTAACCTTCACGCTCGCTACACCTGTCAACGTCGGCTCTCTCAACCAGCCGCTCACGGTTTCGTCTCTACAACTCACTGGCCTACTGTATACGTCGACTCCAATGCTTGCGCCGATAGGCACAGGGGACCTGCAAGTGACGCTCACCGATCCAGTGAGCGGCGCTCAGGAGACGATCAACTATCAGGATGCAACCGTACTGTCCTTGTGGGAGACCGTCCCCACACCCACGTCAGGTCAGCAACTGGGCGATATTGTCGCCCAGACGGTCTTCGCCAAACTCATCGCGGACGGCAAACTACCGGCGGGAACCCTGAGCGCCTCTACAACCTCGTAATCGGAGTCTATCCATGCGCAAGACAATTCTTATCTTAATGCTGCTGTGCGCCGCCCTCCTCCCAGCACAGACTGTGACCGTTGTGAGTTCGCAACTCGCGGACTCAGTGGGTAATCTCGCGAGTGGCGTTCTCTATTATCAGCCGACAGACGGCAATGGGCACGCCATCGCTTACCGCAAAGGCGGCGGGGGCGCGACTGTGAACGCCTCTGTATTGGCACCCGTAGGCGCGGGAGTCTCCACGATCTCGCTGCCGGATACAACGCTGACCAACCCTGCGAACATCTGCTTTACGGCAACATTGCAGACGAGAACGGGCGCGGGGTTAGGGTCCGGCTATAACTGCCTCCAGCCACACTACACAGCCACGAGCGCCACCGACTGGTGCCAAGCAGGCGTGTGCAACCTGGACAATTACATTCCCAATCTGCCCGCGCTCGGTACGGTGGAGACAGGTCCACAAGGGCCGCAGGGAATACAGGGTCTTATCGGGCCAACTGGTCCGACTGGGATTGGTGCCTGCCCGATCAGCTCAATGACTGACGGGGCGACTGTTCTCCTTACGGGCGGCGCAACAGGCTGTATAGGCGGAACACTGACTCTGGTACATACAACTGCAACCCGAGCTTTGACCCTCTCTGGGTTCACCAATGGGCAGTGGGGAATCATCATCACGATGCAGGACGCTACGGGTGGTGCAGCCTTGACGGGGGGAACGGGTTGTATCTGGCAGTATCGCACCCAAGCGGGGTATGTCGCACTCGGCGCTAACGCGTTCCCTCTCACGTCTACTGCATCCGGGAAGAACATTGTCATGTGGTTTTATGACGGAACCTACTGTTGGGCAAATGTAGGGTAGGAGTTGCTATGCGAAGGACCATCATAAGAGTTGTAGCGATCATGCTTTTTGTGCTTACGTCGTCGTCGCTGCCGACCCTAGCACAGGCCACATTCTGGAACCAGAATTATCCAACGGGCCTAGTTGGATGGTGGAAGCTAGGTGAGGGCACAGGCTCGATTGCCTACGACTCCAGTGGATACGGCAACAACGGCATATGGGTAGGGGCGGCAAGTGGAAGCAGTGGGCATTATTCCCTTGGGTTTGTCGGGCCTTGGGCGGGAGATGTGCAGACGTCCAACTCTCTAAACATCCCGTATTCTCCGGCTCTTGCTTTGAATGCGAATTTCACCTACTCAATCTGGGTGTATTTCGTTGTAGCGACGCCCGTAAGCACCTACCCGATACTGCTTGGTGACGACTCTCACCAAGGATTTAGCATACGAAACAGCGGCCCCGGAACGTCTGTCGCTGCGGAGTTCGCAACGGACTACCCCACGTGTGGCGGCACTTCGTACACTGCCACAGGGTCGATGTCTCCGACAGTGGGCACTTGGCATTTCTTCGCTGCAACGTATGACGGTACAACCGTTAGGTTATACGTTGACGGGGCACTCTCACAAAGTAGAGCCGGACCAGCAAGCTCTAAGATGTGTTCGGCGTCATCGTCGAACGCACCAAGAATTGGGGGAGCCGGAGCACCGGTTGGCACCCACATATTGCTGGACGACGCACGGATTTACAGTCGCGTACTATCCGCACAAGAAATCGCCTGGATGTACTTAGCACACAACTAGGTTACGCGACTATGGAGCTTTTCCATGAACAAGGGACAATATGGACGATAAGACCGCACAGCTATTACTGCAGGAATTCCGCGCATTTAGGGATAGTGAGTTCCGCGAGTTCCGTGAGGATGTTTCCGCGTGGAAGCAAGAATCCGGCGAACGCATAGCCACCCTGGAGACGCAAGTCAAGGACGTGGTAGGCAACGGGCAGCCAGGCAGGATGACGCTGGCTGAGCAGGCGATCGCAGCGCTTCAGAGATGGCGCTATTGGGTCCTGGGTGGAGCGGCTGGAGTGAGCGGGGTCGTGTCGGTTGTGGCTTGGGTGATCGTCCGACTAACTCGATGAGCGAACCTCATTCGTTCTCGCCATTCTCAAATACCCGTTTCTTCACTGGCTTGGGTGGTACCAAGCCGCTGTCTTCAGTTATCAGATCGCCCAGGTATTTCCGGGTTTGAGCAAAAGCTACCTCGCCGTCGATCCACTCGCTCTTGGGGATCGCCTCCGCCTCCGCGACAGCGGACCGCATCCATCCAAGTTTGGCCTGATCCTCGGCCTCGCCCTCTTGCACGTGCGGTACACTTTCCGTAGTGTCTTGATGCACAGAGCCGTCCTGATCGGATGGCAGGGCAGCGCCGGGAGATGGATGATCTCCCCGTTTGGTTTTCGGCACTGTAGCCGAATGACTGTTGGAATTGGATTTCCTAGCGCCGGGTTGACCGGGCTCCTCCAATTCCCCAAATGTGACCGGGTCACTGAGAGATTGCGTTATAGCACTCTCTTTAGAGACTGGGACGACCGCACTCCTCCCGGCGGGCGCTGTACCGGAAACCACTGCGGTGTCGCGATCTGGGGAGCACCCTCCGATGTCGTACTCATCAAACACAGATTCGTTCACGGCATACGGCGGCCCGTGGAACCAACCCTCGGCCTCGGCTTCGGCGCGACTGAGCGTCTGCGTCTTTGGCGGGATCGATTGATCGCTGGAACTGCTGACGATCTGATGGTCGTCCAGGCAGATGCCGATAATCGTGCGCGTGCCGATGTCCGTGCAGCGCCACGTACGACCACCGCAAATGAAGGTCTTTCCGATTTCGAATTCTGAGTGCTTCATGCCCTCGGGAATCCATTCGGCGGCTTCTCGGTTGGCTTCCTGTTTCCTCTCATCTTGCCCATCACTTGGCATATGGCACCCCATTGGCTCAGTGTGCGACGGGCCCCCTCTGGGAGTCAACGGGTACCCCATCTCGCGTTCCAAAACGACATAGACGCCAAGTTAGCCAGGAGCAATAAGATCACCTCAGTTGTAGATGGTTATCGTTACTCTTGTTGTACAAGTCTGGCGCTGGTTGCCACTATCGTTACCTTGCGGGGGAGGCGCAACCTGGCTAGACTCGATGAATGTACAACGTAGAGCAAGGCAAAGAGATTTTTGAGGACGAAAAACATCTGCGCGAGGAGATAGAGTACTGGTTCTGGGCCGTTCGCGAGGTGATGGCCGTCGTGGGCGCAGTCACTGACGAGAGGCTGTATCGGGAGGCGGTGATGTGCGCCGTCATGAGGCTTGAGATCGGCGGTCCCGCGCCGCTCGCTGCCAAAATGATGGCGCGACTCACCGGCAACGATCACATTATCAAAGCCGATGTGTGTTGATTGCAGGAGGGTCCCACACGGCATACCGTTACCGGCTGCGGCCAAATGTGGCCATGGAGAGCGCCGCCCCCAGGATGCCACTACCGGGCGTGGTATTATGCTCTTGCCTTCGCCTGTTGACCGCATCCGGGGGTGGTAGCAAAGCGGCGATCAACCGAAGACGACGGTGGGTAGCCGGGCGAAACCTAAGTTCCAACTCGAACACTGGGAAACAAAGCGGCCCCGGACACCAACCGGGGCCGTTCTGTTTTTAGGCGGCTTATGCGGCTGGTGGAAAATCGATGCGCACAAAGTCAGGGGTCAGGACCAGGATTGCATCCGACTTGCGGGTCCGGGAACCCTTCGGAGCAATCAAACCGAGAACGTCGCTGGGTGTGAGCCGCAGATAGCGGCCACTGGGCATCGCCAAGCGAAAATCTTCGAATCCAGCGTCTGCAATCTTGACTATGGCCTGGTGGAGCCTGTAGGTGGTCGCCGGTCGGGAAGTGTGAGTCTCAGGTGCGACAAGGGTCCAGGCGCTCATGCTGCCACCGCCATGGTGCTGGGTTCCGTGGGGTTCGTGCCGGACAGTTCGGCCTGCATCTTGGTCAGCCGCACGCGGGTGATGTGACGCTGGCTCCGGATGGTTGGCGGCGGAGTGATGCGGTCCAGGGCGGCGAGGTTGGGGCTTGCGTTAGCATCAATAACAGCGGTCGATGAGAGGGTCATACGGTCTCCTTGGCCGCCTGGTTGCACCCAGGCGGCGGGGTGGGTGAAGCGTTGGGGTTATGCCTCAGCCTCACAGCCGATGGCCCTCACCGCTTGGGCGGGGTCCGGCTGTGACGGCTGGGACATAGATATGAGAGTTAAGCGGCGGGGCTAAGACTCGCTGATGTGAGTCCGGCAAACGTGGCGTTCACTTTCGCACGAGTCTTTTCGCTTCTATCATCGCTCCCGGCGAGGTAGCGTAGTGTGGTCTCCAGCGAAGAGTGCCTCAGCCAGCGCTGAATAGTCCGGACAGGCACCCCCGCCTCGTGATGCATCGTCGCAAAAGTCTTCCGGAACCGGTGAAGGCCCCAGTGCTGGCACATGGGATTTTGCGAGCAGCACTTCCCCGCCTTGTTATAACAACCCCCGCAATTGAGCCCAGCACGATAGGCAAGGGCTTGGAGGTCCCGCAAGAAATGGCCATTAGCCTTCCCACTTGGGCCAGGAAAAATCAGCCGGGTGGTGGGGTAGCGCTTACGCCTAGCCTGAAGGAGTGCGATGAGCGCATCGGGCACCGGGATGACGCCCTCTTCTTTATCCTTCGGGGTGAAGCCCAAATCCAATTTTTCACTAACTTTGAACGTGTGCCGGTTAAAGTCCACATCCTTCCAGGTTGCGTATGTGGCCTCCTGTTCTCGCACCCCCGTACACAGAAAAAACTGAAATATATCCGTTTCTTCGGGGTCGGCAGCGCTAAACAAGGCGCTGAGTTCTTCGGAGCTATAAGCCTCAACATTTTTCTCGGTGTATTTGACTCTATCCGTTTTCAGCATCGGCCACTGCAAGTCGAAGCGCTTGAAGAACGTTTTGAGGTAGCTCAGGCGGTTAGCAATGGTCCGAGGGGTGACACCACATTCGCGCAGGGTGCCAGTGTAAGCCAGGACGTCGGAACGGCTCAGCCGTTCCAGAGTTTGGTTCTCGCAAATGGCGACGAAGCCTCGGAGCGTGAGGCCGTAGGCAAGCCAGGTCTTGCGAGATTTCGCCGCTTTGACCTCAGTCAAATACTCGGCACTGGCTTCCGCTACAGGCCGACCTGAAGCTTCGGGTTCAGACTCGGAGGCGACGACTTCGACGTCCACTTCCTCTGCGCAGAGGACCACATTCTTCTTTTTCAAGGCAATGGTGGCTGTGGCAGCATCCGTCCCCACGGCCTCCCATACGCGCTTTCCGTCGCGAAGGTAGCGCAGATAATAGACGCCTTTTGGACAGTGCTCTGGTTTGCCGTTGACAAGAGCATACGACTGCTTAATTTTGTGGTTTGCGGTGGGAACTGGATCAAGGTAACGGTGACGTCCATCCGAAAGGCGGACGCGGATATAGAGTCTGGCTCGCATGAGTACCCCCAAAGGTTAGTACCCAACGCCAGTCTGAATTCAGGAGATTTACCTGTGGGAAAGTGTCACACAGAGTGTAGCACGGCCTATAAGTTCTTTATTTTCAGCGCTTGGCGGAGAGACAGGGATTCGAACCCTGGGTACCCTTTCGAGTACACACGCTTTCCAAGCGTGCGCCTTAAACCACTCGGCCATCTCTCCGGGAGGTGGTCTGTCCACCTCTTTGAATTTACCATACTTGCGGCCAGGGTCGGAATTGGACGTGGGACGCGCTTCGCGATACGCAAATCAACGCCGCTGCCGCTTAAGGCTCATCTTGTGGGCCGTCGACACGCATGTGCCGATTTGCTGGTGTGGCCTCGATCGTGACAGTACACTTGGCAAGACCTGATGGTCTCCAGTTGGAGGCATGACGAGCGCGTCATTCTTCGCAAGAAGATATTCCTCGAATATCGATTGACACCACCATGGGGGTTGATCCAATATGCGCTTGCAGGATCAAGTCTGCGCGGACCATGCAGCGATGCGCATTCACTTGGCAGTGGAAAACCTTGCGCATGCGGAGGAAGACTCATTGAGTGCACCGGCTGACCTTCTTGTGCTGTCTCCAAACCCGGAGTGGGATGCGGAGGATGAAATTGCTGGAGTGCTTTCGGTGGACGCACCCGTGCCTGCCGATCCTGAAGAGGCTGAACGCATCTTCAAGCAATCGACAATCAAGCTTCCCGACGCGCTCGACTGGACGGAACTGGTTGCCTACGCCCGCAAAATGGTCTCCGGTGCTGTCGCGCTCCCCGACCATGTGGACGAATATGATTTCTTTTCCGTCGAAGTCCCCATCACGGCCATCCTGCCGGGCAATCAGCGTTTGGAGCGCCTCCGTCTCGATCTGGAATTCCGCATTGATGGAGCACGCACAGACAAGGCCGTGGCCTTCGATCTCTTTCCCACGAGCCAGACCGATGTCCACGAAATTATGAGCGGCGAAGCGAAGATCGACATCAGCGAAGGGCTTCGCTACCTATTGCTGGCCACGCCGGCCGCGGTCCTGGCGAATGCCGCAAAGTGCCTGCAACTCAACATCAGCATTCCTTTCAAATGGACGACCGAGACGGCAACCGTGCAAAGCTCGAATCGCATGGCGAATCCGACGATGTGGTATGTGAGGGATGAGGCCATTCAGCACGGGTTCTCGCCCAGCGTCGTGATCCGCGCGCCGAAACAGGGCAAGCTCACGGTGCACGCTTCCCTCAGCGGAGACCTGCGCCAGCGCGGCCTTCTGGGCAAAATGGTGAAGGCCCAGTTCGCGTTGTTTGAACCGCGCACGTATGAGATAGGTTAGTGTCATGTATCCGCCACCGAGCGGCGCCAAACTCACCTCCGCGCAACGTGAGACATTCAGTCTGATCCTTTCGGCTCTTTCCGAGATGAAATTCGGTCGTCCGGCGATTCAGGCGAAGCTGCCGGAATTGATCGAGTCGATGAAATCGATCACTTCGACAGCTGAAGATCAGCGTCGCATGGGCGAGGAACTGGAAGACTGGGTGCGGTGGTATCGACTGCCGGGCTACTATTTGGCATTCCTGTTTCAGGAAGTAACTCGGTCCATTGGATCACCTGCTTCTGGGGCCATCTCATGCCTTTTATTTGCCGACGCTCAAGACCATTTCGCAGAAGACCTCTCGCTCCATTCTCGAGAAAATGCATACAACGGATGGAGAGCCTGGAAGGTTTCGTCCGGCTCAATCGATGACTTTGGCCAGGCTTCGGATCCGGTCGGTGCTCTTCTGTGTTCCCGGTTGAAGATGGCCTACGGCTACTATTACCGCCTGTATAACTCCGCGCCGTATAGCTCCATCAATCCTCTCTCCGAACATCTCTACTTTGAAAAGCCGTGGAGCGATCTGAAGGCGGCGTTTCCGGATGTCGCGCTCTCGCTCACGCCGGATAGTCCCGCTCTCTTTGAGGAAGTCATTGCACGCTGCGCAGCGCCGGAGGATGCGTATTGCCGCGTTGTGGCGCTTCGGCATCTTGGGCTTTGGCATTCGGGGGCGGGGAACTACCCGGCTGCCCAAACCGCATATCGAACCGCTTTGAGCGACGCCATGGAGGTAGGGCTCGACGCGGAGATCGGCCATCTGCACCGGCTGCTCGGCCTGGCGCTGCGTGAGGACCACAAGCTGGATGAAGCAGAACTCGAGTTGCGCAAGGCGTTCACGCACGACGCGCATCCGAAGTTCAGTTACTGGCAGGCGATCGACTTCTGCGAGATCGGGGACGTGCGTCTGCGCAGGCTGCCGACAGAGTTGGAGCCGGGGAAGAATTTGCCCGAACTGGCCGCGACCGAGGAGGCGTATGCCAATGGGCGCCGGGCCTTTGAGAATCATATTGGCGGGACTGTGCTGCCGATTGCGCGAGCCATCAAGCAGCAGATGATGCGCTCCTACGCCGATAACTCGATTCAGATTGCGACTCGCGTTGGACCTGATGAAACACTGGACGTGATCGAAGTATTCGGTCCACGCTATGCGACCGACTTGGTGGCTGAAAGCAGAGTAGCCGCGTCGATGGATGCGCCTGAGTATGCGCGCTTCCGGCAGGCGCGCGCCATTGTGCATCGTGACCTCGCCACCGTCAGCACGAACGCCACACTCGACAATGCGTTCGAAGATTACCTTACGTCTGTTGTCGACGACCGTGCTGAGCGCCAATTCTATCTTCAAACCCGCAACAGGCTGTCGCCGCAGATCATCCGGGCGCAACTCTGCAGTGCTGTCGTTGAGCAAACTCACTCGCTCCGAATCGCCGACACCGTGTTTCTTCTCTTTTATGTCGGCAGGGCGCAAACTTATGCCATGCTCATCGACGCCTCGTGTGGACAAATTGTCATGGCAAGCTTCGTTGCGCTCAGCGCGGATCAATGGCGGCAATGCCATGACGCGTACGGCGCGGCGGCAACGAAAGCGCGTGGATCTAGTCGGCCCGCGCTTTTCATGCGCCCAGCCATCGACGCTTTGCTCGATTTCTACCAGAGGACTTTTGGTGGGCTGCTGGATATGTTCGCGCCTGTCTTGGCCGGCAAGCACCTGAAGATCTTCCCGCGTTTCCGGATGAATGACGTGCCATTGCATGCCCTGCGCGCGGGAGGGAAGCGGCTGATCGAGCTGTGTGACGTGAGCTACGCGGCATCTCTCAGCCTCTTTCTTCAGGTTCACGGAACTGATGCGGCGATCGCTGACGGTGGCCTCGCCATCCTGCGCGATGCGGCGCGCACTCCCGCCTATGCCGGAACCCTGCGGGCGATAGCTGCCCAGGGAAGTGATATTCCGGTCTCGATACCGGACGCTCCGTGGAAGAATTTCCAGGTGGCGCTTGCAGAAAATCCTCCCACGGACATTTTCTTCGCCTGTCACGGCAGGTTCGATCAAGATGACCCACGGAAAAGCAGGCTCGAGGTCACGCGGGATGAGCCTGTGGATTTCACGCGCCTGTTCTCTGACCTCGACCTGCGCAGTTGCCGGTCGGCCTTCATGGGAGCGTGCGAGAGTGGGCTTGGCCGGACTCTCGTGTCGGCCGAGTACGCAGGTTTGCCGACTGCCTTCTTCGCCGCTGGCGTTCGCAGCGTCATTGCGACCTTGTGGGAAGTCAATCAACTCGCGGCGGCAATCGTTGTCGCCAAGCATTATTCGCTGCTGCACGCAGGCAAGCATCAGGGCGTCGCCAGTTTGAACGAAGCGGCGCGCCAGATCATGGTGATGTCCCAAGATGAGGTGATTGCGTGGGTCCGCCAATTCATCCCTGATAGAGCAGGCGCTTGGGAGAGCGAAATTCGCAAGATGGATGATCCGCCCTTCAATCATCCGTACTATTGGGCAGGCTTCTTTGCTTCGGGCGACGTGTAACTCGTTCGCCATACGGCAAGGACGTCGCGAGCCTCAGAGGACGTTTTGTGCGCTCAGTGAAAGTCGTGCGATTGCACTTCCAAGGCACAATCGGACAAGACAGTCAGGCGAGTCGCTTTGACGTGAATCACGTTGTCCTGATTCTGTAGGGGACCCTCGACCAAAAGAAATCTGCTTCGTGTAACTACTGAGCGGTCGCGTTCGTACAGATCAGGCGTGACGATGACATTGGCGATGCCCGTCTCGTCTTCCATTGAAATGAAGATGAAGCCCTTTGCCGTGCCGGGCCGTTGCCTCGCGATGATGCATCCGGCCACACGGACTTGCTCTCCATCTCGCCGCGTTCGCAGTTCTTGAGCGGACAGGATATTGCTGCGGCGCAGTTCTGGCCGGCGATAGTACATCGGATGCTTGCCTACAGTGAGGCCGGTTCCCGCATAGTCGGCCACCAGGCGCTCTTCGACGTTCATCTGCTGCAAAGGAAGCGCGACGGAATCTTCGCGCAACGATTCACTGTCGCGCCGGAAGAGCGGGCCTTCCAGTTTTCCAGCGCGCTCCACTTGCCAGAGCGCGTCACGGCGATGCCGGATGCTGTCGAGTTGATTCAGAGCACCAATCTGCGCCAGCCGTGTCAGTTCGTTTCGATTAAGCGAGGGAACGCGTTGGGCCAGATCTTCCGCGGAACGGAAAAGTCCTTCGCTCCGGCGCGACGCCACCAATGCGTCAGCGGCGAAGCGTGAGAGGCTCTTCGCATAGCCGATCCCCATGCGGAGTGAAAGTGATCCGTCGCTCTCGTGTTCGATTGTGCAGGGCCAATCCGATGCCTGTACGTCGATGGGTTTGACGCGCAGGCCGTGGCGCTGGGCGTCTTTCACCAGAACCGCGGCAGAGTAAAAGCCCATTGGCTGATTGTTCAGAATGGCGCAGGTGAAGGCGGCCAGGTATTTCACTTTGAAATACGCAGAGGCATAAGCGATCAACGCGAAGCTGGCGGCGTGCGACTCGGGAAATCCGTACAGGGCAAAGGAACTGATGTTCTGCACAATGGTGTCCTGCGTTTTTAAGTCGATGCCATTGGCAGCCATGCCCGCGCGAAGTTTCACTTCTAGATTCTTCATCCGCTCCCAGGAGCGGCGCATTCCGACAGCGCGGCGCAACTCGTCGGCCTCAGCACCGGAAAAGTTGGCGACAGTCATTGCGATGCGAAGCAGTTGTTCCTGAAAGAGCGGCACTCCCAGCGTGCGCTTCAACACCGGCTCGAGAGACGGATGCGGATACGTGACGGCTTCCTTCTTCTGACGTCTGCGCATGTAGGGGTGCATCATCTGACCGACGATCGGGCCGGGACGAATGATTGCGACCTGCACCACAAGATCGTAGAACCTGTCTGGATGATTGCGCGGCAACGAAGCCATTTGCGCGCGGCTCTCCACTTGAAACATGCCCACTGTGTCTGCTTGTTGCAGAGTTCGGTACACCTCATCATCCTGCGGCAACTGCGCAAGGTCGACGCGCTCACCGTAGTGCTCAGGGATGAGTTCGAGACAATCTTTGAGCACTGCCATCATGCCCAGGCCCAGCAGGTCCACCTTGATGAGTCCCAGGTCGGCGCAATCTTCCTTGTCCCACTGGACCACCGTGCGGCCTGGCATGGAAGCACGCTCCAGCGGGACTACGTGATTGAGTTGGCCCTGGCAGATGACCATGCCGCCGGAGTGCTGCCCGAGATGGCGCGGCAAATCCTGAATGCGCATGGACAGTTCCAGATATTTAGCGATGCGCGGATGCTGGATGTCGAAGCCCGCATGATGAAAGGAGTGCGCCATGGTATCGGTTGCGCCACGCCATTCCCACTGGCCTACGAGGCTCGCCAACCGTCCCAATGTGTCTTCATCGAAGCCCAGCGCCTTGCCTGTTTCGCGCGCGGCTGATTTGCCGCGATAGGTGATGACGTTGGCTGTCATGGCGGCGCCGAGTTCGCCATACCGCTGATATACATATTGAATGGCCTGCTCGCGCTTGTCCTCCGACGGCAGATCGAGATCGATGTCCGGCCATTCCTTGCGGCTCTCGCTTAAAAAACGTTCGAAGAGCAACTCCATCTCGACGGGATCGATGGCCGTGATTTCGAGCGCGTAGCAAACGGCGGAATTGGCGGCGCTGCCCCGGCCCTGCACCAGGATGTCGTTTCGTTTACAGAAGCAGATGATGTCCCACACGATGAGGAAGTATCCCTCAAAGCCGAGCTTTGCAATGAGCGCGAGTTCGTGCTCTACCTGCTTCTTTGCGCGTGCCATCAAGCCTGGATTATTCTTCGGACCGTAGCGCCGCTCGACACCTTCGGCAACGCGCTTGCGCAGGAAGCTGTCCATGGTCTCTCCATCCGGCACCGGGTAGAGCGGAAACTCATAACCCAGATCGCTTAATTCAAAGTCGAGCCGGGGGGAGAGATGGACTGTGTTTTCAATTGCGCCCGGGACGTCGCGAAACAGCGCCGCCATTTCTTGCGCGCTTCGCAGATGACGCTGGCTGTTGATGGCCAGCAGACGGCCTGCCTGATCGAGTTCGACATGATGGAGTATCGCGGTGAACAAATCGTGAATCTCACGTTCATACGTGGTTGCATAGCGAACGCCGTTGGTGGCAATCACCGGCAACTTCAGCGAATGGGCAATGCGAATGGCTGCCTGGTTGCGCCATTCTTCTTCGCGTTCCTGATGGCGCTGGACTTCGACATAAACATTCTCACGGCCGAAGATGCGCGTCAGTTGTTCCACTGTCTCGCGGCCCGCAGTTTCGCCGCTGTGGGTGAGCGCAGCAGCCAGCGGTCCTTCGTCTCCTCCCGTCAGGCAAACCAGCCCGGAGGCGTATTGGCCAAGATCATCGAATGTTGCCGCGCCATCGCACTTTGTCGATTCGCGCATCTTGAACTGCGTAATCAACTGACAAAGATTCTGGTAGCCGATGCGCGAGGCGCACAGTAAGGGTAGGCGCGTGGGTTCATTGTTGTGTTGGTGCGGGAGCCATGCGGGAGGCGTTAGCCGAGGGCCGAAGCTGGACACGGAGACTTCTGCTCCGATATGCGCGCGGAGCGAGTTGCGCTGTGCGCTGGTGTGGAAACGAGCAGAGCCATAGACGCCGTTGTGATCGAGTAGCGCCATGGCCGGCATTTCCAGCGCAACCGCCCGCTCGATCAGATCTTCCGGCGGTGAAGCGGCCTGCAGGAAACTGAAGGCACTGGCGGCGTGCAACTCAATGTACTGCTCAGTCAT